CTGAAATTAAGGTTGATCAATCAACCTAGAAATTTGCGGTGCGCCAACGAGATATCCGAAGGAAAAATCATCGGCAGCAGCTTCATAAAGAGAAAAGGCTCCCATAGTACGTCGATAAACGTCTCCAGTATCTGTGGGGGTCAACCGATCACTATTGAATTGCCAATCTGGAATATCTAGACCTCTAGGGTCGAGACTCTTTTGAACATAAACAAAACTACGACGAATCAAAGGTCCTTCATCATCTGCTATCGTACCCTCTCCCACTAATGAGATAGGCAATTGCGAGTAGTAAGGAACTTCAAATTCAATCATACCGTTAATATCAGGATAAACAAGATGTTCAAAACGTGTAGCATTTTCCGAAGTTGAAAAGGAAGAAGGTTGAACTGGTATTAGGGGGCCGTTCTCAGCAATCCGCCAATCTCGAATGCAATAGACTGGATCTGCAGGACGTTCATCTGAGAAAGTTGTAGTTCGAAGTTGACTATTTGGAGCATCTGTTCCTCCAGGAAAAGCATTTGTTGGAGCAATAGCCCCTGCCGCCTGTGATTGCTTGTAAGCAGCACCAAATGACAACTTATAACGTCTTCCACCTCTATAAAATCTATACAAATATGAAACATAATGCAAAGGATTTGAAAGGGGAAGTCGTTTAATTACATACGCATTCTCTGCTACGACCTCTCCTGCAGGATTGGTATAAATTGGTAGTTGGAGTTGCACATCAGTAGCAACTCGTCCATCTGATTTTCGCCCAAAATATGCCGGATCAATCGTAATTCGATTATAGAGATAGTTATCATTGTTGCCACTAATGGGTCCATTAATTGTTTTGCGATTCAATGGAGTATTGTATGGTTCTTTTTGTCCCAAATTAGTTAACGTGAATCTCTTAATAATTTGCCTTAAATTAGTGACTTTCTCACCAATAGTCAATTCTTCAGCCTTAGTCTCAGTCATCTTGGACATTGGAAAAGTCCGTGAAGCGGTATTGGAAACTTGTTCATTATGTTCAACTCCTTTTGATGTGAAATTGAAGACTTGAGCCTCAAATTCTTCATCTTCAACAAGAGCATTATCATCATCTACAACATAATTTCCAAAGTCAGGAATTGCAAAAGAAATATCATCCCCACCACAAAGCCACATATTTACTGGACAGTTATTAGCAACACTATCAGTGGATGCACGGAGTGGAGTAAGTACTTCAACACTAATATGACCAGTTGAAAATTTTTCTTTTCTCAAATTATTTACATCACTGTATCCTGTTACAATTGTCTCTTTCCAAGGAACATTTGCAACATATGGAATTTCAAATTCCAATTCTGAAGTTACAGACAAATCCAATATCCAATTATAAGCATTTTGATTAATCTTTCCAACTGTTGAATAATCATACACTCCAGGGTGAAAAGTGATTCTCAACCTTCCGGTGTGAAACGCAGTTTTCGCGACGGTCAAACGATATTTGATCGATCCTCTCCAATATCGAAACATGGAGGTGATAAATCCCAATGTCGTTGGACTAAGTGAAGATGCACTTCCAATCGCCATGCCAGGAGTCACAGCATTGGCATGAATCTGAGTTCCAACAGTTTGATTTACATCCCAATTAATATTTGATCGAAAAATACAAGATTTCTTTGCTACATATCTAATGTCCATTTCATCCACATCCGTTGAGAAAAGTCCTGCACTATAAGTGAGACCATTATCAGGAGCAGCAGCCAACTTGGATGAAAGATCAATGCCCGTCATATTTGTGTAACCCTTTGCAGGGATATTCACAAAAGGACAATTTTTATCCAAATTGGTAGGTTTATTCCACCCAATCGCTTCTGCAGCTCCGCTAACAGCTCTAGAAACCCATTCAACAGGACGTACCCATGGTCCGAGCGTTGGCATTGCAGAACCAATTTTTGATGCAAAAGACGCAATATTAGATGCAACACTAGAGATTTTTGGTCCACTAGTTGCTGCAGCCTCCTCACCAATTTGTGCATCAAAAACTTCATCTTCTTGCTGGAGAGTTGGTACAGTAATTGGCTTTGAAGTTGGCAATGCCAATTCTATATCCTCAAACCACGCAAAGATTGTAAATGGTGCTCCAGAACCCACGGGAACGGATCCTGAATTAGTCTGGATGGAATTCAACGGAACAACATACAGTTCACCCATGTTTGAGTGAGTATCCAACAAATTATAATGAGAGAGTGGTGCACAATAAGGAATCTTAATTTCTACAGGTGCGCCAGACGCAAGATCAATTTCCGTTCCAGGGTACCCTGTCACAT